TAGCCAAGGTAACAGGTAAGTCAGACAGCGAAGTCGTTAACTACATTACGCAGTCCTGGATGGTCGACAACTTTGATAAGGAGTATGACTTTTGGGCAGCGAAAATACCCGAACAGAAGTAGACCAGGACAATCTTGAAAGAGAAATGCTAACCCTAGGCTGCGATAGGGTTAGAGTCCTGGGCAACCGACAAAAGAAAAACAAGATGGAGTCTCTTTCTAAATGGGGGGAGGCTCTATCTGCGCATGGATGTAATGAAATAGTCCTGCACTTGCGAGCTATCCGTAAAAAGATAGAGAAGGGAGCAGCTGGTAAAAACTTTGCTAGTCTTGCGCCACTTACATATCTGCCAGCGCAGCAAGTAGCTGCGTGCGGAGTAAGAACTGTGATAGACAGCCTTAGTGCTAACCCTACGCTGCACTCTGTTGCTACTGATATTGCAGATAAATTATGGATAGAGACTATGCTCGATAGGGCAAGCCTCCTGGAACTAAAAAACTTTAGGCGTGGTAGAAGTAGAAAAGCACACAAGATGGCTTACATCAGGAGGATGGAGGCGACTGATAACTGGCAACCAAAGGAGCGCATGGCATCAGGAGTCCTGCTCATAGAACTGATAGAAAAATATACTGGATTGATAGAGATAAAGCTAGACAATACAGTAAGGCCAGCAAGAAGAATAGTCCTGCCTACTGAACAATGCCTGGCATGGGTTAGCAATGTTAAAGAGCAGCAAGAATTGATGACTCCTAACTATCTGCCTATGTATATACCTCCTCGACCCTGGACTAGCACGCTCGATGGTGGTTACAGAAACAAAGACTTGCCGTTAACTCTTATGAAGAGTAACTCTGAGCTAGTTGCAGAGAAAACAACAGGTAAAGAACAGTTTATCCAGGCTGCAAACATACATCAGTCTGTACCTTGGAAGGTAAATGCCTGGATGTATGAACAAATAGAGTACGCATACGATAGAAACATGGAGGTGGGTTGCTTACTACCTAGAGATGGCTGGCCTATCGACCCATACCCTAAACATTTAGAGGAGAATGATCCAGGAATACAGAGATGGAGGTATAAAGCCAGGGCAATACATGAAAAAAACGACAAGACTAGGGGTGCAAGGATCGCTCAGGCTAAAACATTATGGGTATCACGCAGATTTATACAAGAACAAGAGATATATTTTCCTATGAGCCTGGATTTTAGAGGCAGATATTACTATCGACCACCTTATCTAAACCCACAAGGTAACGATGTAGCTAGGTCGCTACTACTATTTGCTAATGGTACAAGGATAGATAGCAAGGAGGCAGAGAATTGGTTACGCATACATGGTGCTAACTTATATGGTCTAGGCAAGTCTGATTGGCAGACCAGGATAGATTGGACAAAAGAAAAGCTAAGACTAATCTTAGATAGTGGCAGCGACCCCTGGACTAACGCAGAATTTTGGATGCGAGCAGATAAACCCTGGTCATTCTTAGCATTTTGTCGTTCCTTCTATCTATACAGGACAGAACCAGATTACAAATGCAATTTACCTGTGATGTTGGACTGCACTTGCTCTGGAATACAGCATTATGCGTCACTTTTGCGGTCAAAAGAGATGGGAATACTGGTTAATCTTGAGAATGATGAGACACCAAGAGATATATACACGGAAGTTATTACTAAAGTTAACGAAAAACTGCGTGCAACAGAGGATCATAGGGCTAAAAAGTGGTTGATGCTGCAACCTGATAGGTCACTAGCTAAACCTTGCGTGATGACTACGCCATACTCAGCTACTAATACAGCCTTCTATTATTTCGCATACGATTGGTCTACAAAAAGAGCCAAGGATTTGTTTGGTCATGGCAGTTGGACTACAAAAAAAGGATCAATGTCAACGATGCACTACATGGCACGGCTGCTACACAAAGAAGCAACGTCACTTATCGAGCCAGCTGTAGAAGCAATGAAGTGGTTTAAATTTATTGGCCGTATTGCTGGTAAAAATAACGTAGCACTAGAATGGGTTACGCCTTCTGGCCTACCAGTACACCAGGAGTACAGCGATACAAGATTATCCAGGATAAGAATGAAATATTTATCTGATATTTATTTAGATATACGAACACAAATAGACAAACCTGGCTTAGATACCAAGAGAATGAGCTATGCTTTATCTGCAAACGTATTACATAGCTTCGATAGTAGCCACATGGCAGCTACAACTGTGGATGCAATGAAATACATACAAAATATAGGAGGCATACACGACTGCTTTACCACCACTCCAGCAGAGATGTCAAAGTTAAGAGACTCAGTACGAATAACTTTTGCAGATATGTATGCACATGATTGGTTAACAGATATAAAGGTAAAGCTAACATCCCAAATACCAGGCACGAAGGGTATGCCTAGTGAGCCACAGCACGGAACATTAGACCCTAACATCACACGTTACTCAAATTATTTCATCACATGAAATCCGAAACGCTTATCACAAAGACACCTGTATGTAGGTTTCAATATACCTGGTTAGTAGAACCAGATACAAAGTACGATCCACTATGGAAAGTTACTTGCCTTATAGATCCTAACGATGCACTTGAGTTAGAGAAAGAATTAGATGGCTACCTAGAAAACTGGAAGAAGCAACTAAAGGCAGCTAATCCTGACAAGAAATACAAGTTAGCTAACAAACCCTGGAGCTACGATACTGTAGACGATGGCGATGGCAGTAAAAATTATTTTGTAGTAAAAACTAAGATGCCTACTGGTGGTATTAACAGAACTACAGGCGAGCAATGGCACATGACTCCTCCAGTTTTGTTTAATTCTGACAATAAAATTATGACAGAAGAAGAAAAACAAAAGGTAAACAAGTGCGGTATTGGTACTCTTGGTCAAGTTAACTTGCGTGTCATGGGTTATGACGGCAACTTTGGGGTAGGTGTTAAGATCCAACCACAAGCAGTCAAGATACACAAGCACGTTGATTATGTAAAATCTGCACAGGAGGATTATGGTTTTGATGACACAGCGCAAACGTCAACAACAACAAGCTTCGACAACGAAGAGGAGTTCTAACTATCGAAGCAAGTTTGAAGCATCGGTTGCAAAGAACCTGGATGACAACAAAATTAAATTTTCCTATGAAACCATCAACATTGATTACATCATCTCTAGCAGTTACTGCCCTGACATCATCTTTGATAATGGAATTATATGCGAAATCAAAGGCTTATTCCGCAAGGAAGAAAGGCGAAAACATCTTGCGATCCAGGCGCAACATCCCACATTAGACATTCGTTTTGTTTTTCAAAACAGCAAGACGAAACTTAGTAAAGCTAAAGGAAGCCTAACCTACGCTAAATGGTGCGAGAGGCATGGCTTCCTCTACGCTGACAAAATTATCCCACCAGAATGGTATGAACACTAAAGAAAAAATTGAAGCAGCAAAGAAGAGAATCAAAGAACTAGAAAAACTTATAGACCTTTGGTTCAAGGACTATGCAAACTGGAAGTAAGTACATAAGCAAAGAGCCTTGCCCTGAGTGTCAGTCAAAAGATAACGTAGCTGTCTATGACGATGGACATAAGTATTGTTTTGGCTGCGGCTGGCAGTTCCAACCACCTAAAGATAAACCTATTAAGTTTGAGAAACCATTTAAGATGAAGGTCACACCTCTACTTCCATTCGTTACACCAAAGGAATTACCTAAACGTGGAATCACGAAAGAGACTTGCGAACTATATGACTATGGGTATGCAGAATTTAACAATCAGGTAGTCCAGGTTGCTACATACCACGACAAGATAGGCAAGCCTGTTGCACAGCATCTTCGATACAAAGATAAAAGATTCGGATGGGTCGGAGACACTAGCAATATGCAACTTTGGGGTCAAAAAATTTGGAGACAAAACCACGGAACTGAAACCAATATCTTTGCTGTAATCACAGAAGGCGAAGTTGATTGCCTTTCAATAAGTCAGATACAAGGCAATCGTTTTCCTGTAGTTAGTTTGCCAAATGGCTGTCAGTCGGCTAATAAGTACATAGCTGCAAATTTAGAATGGTTATCACAATTCAATCGTATTGTTATTTGTTTCGATAGTGATAAGCCAGGCATGGATGCTGCCGAGAAGGCAGTTGAAATCTTACCTCCTGGGAAGGCAGCTATATGTCGACTACCAAGAAAAGATGCTAATGAAATGCTCCTCGCAGGAGAAGGGGAAGAACTTAAGGATCTACTATGGAAAGCAATCCCTGCTAGGCCAGATGGAATCCATAACGCCCATGATTTATGGGAGCAGTTAATAAAGAAAGACGAGTCAGGTGTATGTAGCTATCCATATCCAATACTTAATAAAATGTGTCAAGGGTTTCGTAAGCAAGCACTCGTAACTATCTGCGCAGGAACTGGTTCGGGAAAGAGTTTATTGTGTAGAGAATTTGCTTATCACTTTTTAAACAATGGACTGAAGGTGGGTTGGATTGGATTAGAAGAGAGTAGTAAGAGAAGTATGCAAGGCATATTATCTATTGCACTTAATAAACCATTGCATCTCAATCAAGAAGAAGTAGATGAAAAGGAATTACGCCAGGCATTTGACTACTTGTTCGCTGGTAACAGGTTCTTACTCCTGGAACATTTTGGTTCACTAGATCCAGATAGGTTATTAGAACAGATAACGTACATGGCAACAGGAGAAAACTGTGACGTTATCTTCCTCGACCATATTAGTATTGTCGTTAGCGGATTAACTGTTGGGGATGAGAGAAAACAAATTGACGTATGTGTTACAAAGCTGAGACAGGTAGTAGAGAAAACAGGCGTAGGTTTAGTTATGGTTAGTCACTTGCGTAGGACTGATGGTAAACCAGCTGAAGATGGAGGCGACATAAATCTAGCCAGCTTGAGAGGGAGTCAAAGCATAGCCCAGTTATCTGACCTCGTAATTTGTGGTATCAGATCACAGACTGACGAGGAAAAGAACAATGAGCTACAGCTAAAAGTGTTAAAGAATAGACACACAGGTTGTCTAGGGATGGCAGATAAACTTACATATACAGAAACAACAGGTCGCCTTATGGTGACTGCATCAGATTTTTTCGGGGAAAAATTATGACACTATTGATAGATGCTGATTGGCTAATCTATTCTTCCTGCTGCGCTTGCGAAGTAGACTTCCGTGCTGACGATGGCACACACTTACTGCACAGTACAGAGAAAGATGTAATGGATCTTGTTGATATAAGAGTACAAGGATACAAGAAACTGGCTGACGATGATAGCGGAGTCGTAATGTGTTTTACTCAGTACCCTACATTTAGGCATGGAATATACCAGGACTATAAAGCTAACCGCATAGGTCAACGGCATCCACTTGCACTTAAAGATGTAAGACAGATAACAAAAGAGACATATCGCTCTGTCGCATTTGAAGGACTAGAGGGCGATGACGTTATGGCATTGCTTGCTACTAATGGTCAGCATGAAAACCCTGTTATTGTTTCTCCTGATAAAGACATGAGAGGTGTACCTTGCACGCTACTAGCAAAGGATGACCTGGAGTTAATTACAAGAAAGAAAGCAGATAGATTTTGGATGCAACAAATATTATCAGGAGATCATACAGATAACATTGAAGGGCTGGTAGGAGTTGGACCAAAGACAGCAGAGAAAATGCTAGAGGATGCAAATACAGTAGAAGAAATGTGGGATAAGGTAGTCAAACACTACGAAAAGAAAAACAAAACCTATGCTGATGCTGTTATGACGGCACAGCTGACACGCATCTTACGAGATGGAGAGTACAATTACACTACAGGAGAGGTACAACTATGGCAGCCATTGACCCTACAATAGACGAAGGCTATCCAGCTATTGACGAAGCACTAATTATCAAACTAAAAGAGAAATTTCCAGAGCGATGCCCTAGTATTGATATGACTGATCGTGAGATTTGGGTATATTCTGGCATAGTAAAGCTGGTAAATATTCTTGAATCCGTTTATATTGAACAAAACAACCTACAAGATTAAAGCTATGTGTAGAAGAAATAATAACAATAACCAGGAAGCTGAAAGGCGACATCAAGAGCAGATGGAAATGCAAAGAGAACAGATGCGTATTCAGCAAGAACAGTTCGAGAGAAATCTTGAAGCACAAAGAGAAAGGTTCGAGGCACAGCAAGCAGCAGCCGAAGCGCAAGCTCCTGTAGCACCAGAACCTATAGCTGAAGTCGCTGCTAGTGCAACAGAGGTAGCTCCTACTCCACTAGCTGATCCTTCTGCGCAAGGTGCTAACGCAGCAACAGGTGCTAACGCAGCATTATTATCTGTAGGTCAAGTCATGGGTGGTAGTCCACTTAACAAAAGAGGTAGCAATAGAAGAAGATATAGAACTGACTTAGTACCTGGTGCTGGTGGGTCAGGTAGTCTTTCTATACCAAACACATAAATGAAAATTAAACTTACTAACAATGTTGATACACAGTCTGCGCTGTATGGCACATCAGGTGGTACAGCTGCACAGCGTTATGAGCAACTGCGTGTAGATAGAGATACTCCTTTAATGCGTGGAAGAGATTGCAGTAAGGTAACTATCCCTGGACTAATAGAAGATGAAAACTATGGAGATGCTGGTAGGTTGCCAACTCCATATCAATCATTAGGTGCAAGAGGTGTAGGTCACATGACATCAAAGCTGGCCGTAACTCTTTTCCCTACAAACGAAAACTTTTTTAAATTAGAAATAGATAGCCTTGCAATACTTGCAAGTAACCAAGATCCACAAATGATTACTGAGTTTGATTCTGCTTTAGTGAAAGTAGAGCAAGCAGTAATGAGACAGTTTGAAACTCTGGGTGGGCGTGCTGCAATGCACGAAGCGTTAAAGCATTTACTTGTAGGCGGTAACGTGTTGCTTTATATAAGTGACGAAGGAATAAAAGTTATACATTTAGATTCCTATGTACTATGTCGTGATCCTATGGGCAACGTGACAGAGATAGTTGTAGAGGAGGAAATATTTAGAGATGCTTTACCAGAAGAGTACTTGGAGGAAGATGAGGAAGATGAGGATGACATGGAAAAAAGAATGGTTAAGATATATACCTGTATTAAATTCATGGATGACCAATGCCATTGGTATCAAGAAATAAAAGGCAAAGAAGTACCAGGCACTCATGGTAAATGCGCAGCAGACGTAGCTCCCTGGATTGCATTGCGTCAAGATCGAGTGGATTCAGAAATGTACGGAAGGTCATACGTTGAGCAGTACTATGGCGACTTGCTTGCATTAGAAAATTTATACAAAGCTATACTTGAAGCAAGCGCAAGCCTAAGTAAAGTTTTATTTTTATGTAATCCAAATGGCACAACAAGGCCACGCACACTTAGCCAGGCATCGAATGGAAGTATCGTACAAGGCAACGCTGCCGATGTCACAGTCTTACAGGCTGCTGGTAAATCACAAGATTTACAGATAGCTAATCAAACTATAGAACGCATAGAGAATAGGTTAGCTTTTGCTTTCATGCTTAACACAGCGATACAAAGACCAGGAGAAAGAGTAACAGCAGAAGAGATAAGATATATGGCGCAGGAATTAGATGCTGGTATCTCTGGCTTATACTCCATACTTAGCCGAGAACTACAGCTACCACTTGTAAGACGACTAATACATATACTACGCAGAAAGCGTAAGCTACCTGACTTCCCAAGAAGCGAAGTAACAGGAGAACCATTAATAAAAGAGAAGGCAGTTACAGGTATAGAAGCTATTGGCCGTGGCGATGATCGTAATAAACTTATAGACTTTATACAAACTGCTAACCAGGCACTTGGTCCACAGGCTATGGCTCAGTTTTTAAATGTCGAGGAAGCACTACGCAGACTTGCAGCTAGTGGTTCTATTGATACAACTAACTTAGTTAAGACTAAGGCTCAGTTGCAACAGGAAGCAACAGCACAGGCTGAAGCCGAGCAACAAGCACAGCAACAGCAACTACTGGAGACAGGAATTAAATCTCCTGCAATGGCGCAAGCCGTTAAGAACTTCCAGGGTGCAGATCCTGAGAGGGCTGCACAGGCACTATCAGCAATTACTAGCGAAACAGGAGGTATTGATGCCGACCAACTCACAGAAGCAATCTAAAAAAACTGCTAAAAAAACTGTCTCTGATGCACCTGTAGTTACAGGAGTTAAAGAGATAG